ATATTTCAATACCATACTAATTAATAGTAAAAATATTTAGCAGCTAACTAAAATATTCTGTCTTAAAGAAACTGGTGTCCTCAGCATCTTGGAATGTTATTAGTTTTTTATTTTTCTTTAATAATATTCATTATGATGACCATCAATATCATAAACATCATATTCATCTTCATTATTATCTTCGTTTGATGAAGATAATTTTAAAAAGTTCAATTCAGCTGGTACATCAATTTTTTCATCAGATTTCCATATTTCATTGTGAAGTGACAATAAATGTATCACTTTTTGTCTTGTTGATTGTCTTCTCAGACCTTCTAAAACAAAAAAACAATTTTCAGAAATGATTTTGTTAAACTTTTCTGGAGTAAGTTTTTCAAAATCTTTTCCTAACATGAAAGACAAAAGTTTATTGTCTTCATGTTGAAACTTTTTGAATGGAAATTTAATTATATTAATTAAATGATCATCATTTAAAGATACTATTGGTATTAATCTACCATCAGCAGTTTTATGCAACATAATTTTAAACCCGTAGTTTTACGTCATCTGGGATTAGACGTTGTTAATAAATTTATTTTCTAACAATTTTAAATCTTGGATACGGATCATCTCCGTGGATCACAAAATTCTCAATTGCTAACTCAGCTTTTTCATAAGTATCAAATGGACCTAAATCTTCTATAGGTTCATATGAACTTATGGCAACTGCGTAATAATTTTTTATTGGAGGTAATTTGCTAATTTTATCGGCAATTTCATTAACCTCATTTGGATCTAACCATCCAATTACATCATCTGCAATAGGAGTGTCATAATCAATTGACCAATTTTCATCCACACCTCTAATTACGGCAAGTTCCCACAAGCCTACAGTGCCACCACGTGAAAAGTTATGTTGTATAACAGATACACCATATCCGTTGTCAAAAAACTTTAAATATTGTATTCCACTAAGATTTGGAATATCTATTTTTTTAAAATCTTTAAACATAAGATTATTATTTTAAGTTTTTAATTAATTATTTAATATGCCCAGCATTAGCTCTCAACAAAACGGCAAGTGCTTGATGCCAGGCATTAATTAATTTAAATAATATAAGATGTCACTCTTATATCTTTCCAACTCTTCTTTGAGCTTTAAAGATTCTTGACATCTTACAATAATTCCAGAGAGTTCTTTGTCAACCCAAGCAAGAGACTCTCTTAACTCCTGCTTGGATCTTTTATCAATTGGTTTCATAGTATGTGTTTTGATAAGCAGTTTATACACATACTCAGGTGTTGAATTCTAAAAAGTTAATCTTTAATATTAAACTTTTTAGAAGAAAATTCTACATCTCCTATTTTAAGACGAAGTATATCGTCTTTTTTAGAAATGAGATTTATTTGATCTAAACTGAAAGAGTTAAGATATTCATTTTCAAGTAACAAAGTGAATAACTTTACTTCAAAATGAGTCATTTCTTCAGTAGAAATAACTCCGTTTTTTTTTAATAAAGTGAATTCTATTTTCATGATAAGACTTGTTTTATAGTCCAGGTTTTGAACCGTTTAAAAAAAATATTTAAATAAGCAGTTTATAGACATACTTAGGTCTTGAATTTAAGCCCAATAATAAGATAGCTTATCAGGTTTAAATTCCTTATATTCTTCATTAAAGTACGCATTACGCGTACTTCTTTTTACAGAAGCTCTGAATGACTTCTGTAAAATTTTTTTCATAGATTTTTTGTTCTTTATTGCTTTGCAAGCATTGCAAGAACATGATTTTGGTTTGATCTTCATGATATTAGACCTAAAGTTTATAGTCTCCGTAGGTTTTGGACTTGTTAATAAATTATATAATTGGTGATTTAAGTATAAGATATAAGTGGCAAGTTTATATCTTATACTTCAGCTCACTTTTCAAAGCTGATTATCCAATCCCCAGGTTAGCATCCCTCTTCTAACCGTAGATTTAATAACACACTGGCCCATTCCTATTTATCCAGTATTCATGCACCGTCTATAGATACCCAATGTATCCTCGATGCCAGGGTTTAGATGCTACACAAGGAATCGAACCTTGTTATTATACCATAGTAGCAATAGCAGTAAGCTCACGGTACTGCTATTCATCCGTGAGCTTATTAATTACATCAATAATTTTTTCCCTGCATGTCTTAGTAGTTCTGGGAATGTTTTTGGATGTAATTTCTTCAAGAATTTAAGATGCTGCACATCAAGTGCGTCATCTTTTATTACAATCTTAAACTGTTGGTCGTTCCCATCAGTTGAGATTAAGTAACGATGTCTGTTCCAGTTAGAATCGTTTAAATTGAAATAAATTCCCCCGTCGCAGCTAAAATGAAGAGTGCAATGATGTTTTTTCTCTCTCATTATTTCTATGCTACTATGAACACGGACTTTTCTTTGAGTTTGAATTATTCCAAGCTCTGCATTTAAAGCAGGAATAATGTCCTCTAATTCTTGAAGAATTCTGTTCTTTTCTTCTTCGTAAGACTTTGAAATAAATTGTTCTGTTCTCATTATTATAGACCTGAAGTTTATAGTCACCATAGGTTTTGGACTTTGTTAAATAATAAATTAGTAGATCTCTTATATAGTCGCCATCCTTCCTTACTACTATTAGGAAGACACATAACTACATAAGGTAGCATTTAATATTCAGGATTGTACTTTTGAAGTTGTACTAAAACTTCATTATACATGTCTTGAATAAATTCAAACTGTAAGAATTCTTCCTCGGTACAAGGATCTTCAGTTTGAATTATCTGCATACGAAGATTAAACTCTTCTTCACGTAGTTGATCTTCGTTATAATTATTATAATATCCAAACATACTCAAGCATGTTTAAAAAATTATAAAATACCAGTACTTGCATAGGTGACTGGTTTAACCTAAGTAGTCACCTTATATAGTTGCCATCTTTCCTTACTACTATCAGAAAGGCACATAACTACATAAGGCTGCATAATCAATTTCTTAAAATATCATATGCAAAGTATAATCCCATACCTGTTATCATTAACCCTATTAAGGTCATCATAACAAGTTCGATTATACCACCGCCAGTTTGGTACCAAATGGTAACCATTCCGACAGTAAATAATATTGATAACAATATTATTATTGTTACCATTATAATTTTAAATGCTTTCATTTATTTTACATTTATAGCCATATATATTTTATATACAGCTATGTATTACGGGAATTAATTAATTAGTGTAATATGTGCTTATGTGAATACACACTAATTAATTAACTCACGCAATTAAAAAAAATTAGACAATAGTATACTCATAACCCAACTGCAACCACAAAAGTGGATACAATGATCTTGGGCTATTGTAAACTAACTCTGAAAGGAATACAGGGCTTGTTGGATCAACGGATTCATAGTCACATTGCCCTACTAAGAGGCATGTGCATACTTCTCTGTTGATAAGGATATCATCAGGAAGTCTGTATTCCTTTCTGATTCTTTGCTCTAAATCAATTTTGTTATTTAAGTTCTTCACGTTTTTTGATTTTATATTTAAAAAAATAATCAGTTAGTACATACCAATGATTAAATATCATTGGCAGAATGGTTATTTTAATTCCTCTATTCAAGGAATGTAATAAGCTGTGCAAGTATTGACCGTAACATTGCTCAGTCAGTACTTGCACATTTAGCCTACACAGGGTAGGCAGGGTGGCTTACACCACCCACAGTACAGGCTTACCTTCCTGTACTATCTCATCAGTAAACTCAAATCCCTCGAGCTCTGTTCCTGGTTCGAGTTTTCTTGCCTCCTCTAAGAAGGCTTTTTTGTCCTCCTTAGCAACCGCAATGATTCCCCAACGGACACCCTGGTTAGCTTGGGAACCCGTGTACACTCTTAGTGTCTTATTGCCGAATTTTTTCTCTACAAAAGTAGATTCTAATTCAGCAACGTCAGTAACAACTACAGAATTGCCGTTGTTACTTATTTTTCTAAAATAAACCGCCATGATTTTTTTTTGTTTTAGGCGTTATACAGGGGAATACCCCACTGCATTTTTTAGTTGGGGAGCAGTATATTAGGACCCATTCACAATGCAAAACACACTTTCAAAATTTTGGGCAAAAAAATTTTTTTTATATACCTTTAATGGTGTTATTATTATTATATTATAATAAACGGTTGTATATGGAAAATTTTGATGAAAACTATGAAGATGAGTTTGATGATGATTTCACTATAAGTGAAAAGTTATTGAACAAAGAACTTTTGTTAAAGGAAGCTTTTTATAATTCTTATTTGTTAATTACCAAACAGACTGAATTTGATAAGTTGTTTGAGGATACTAAAGTTGTAGTTATTGCTCATGATACAGAGAGTGATATTGATAAAGATGTTATAGATAATGTTATTAGTTATTATGAAGATGAAGAAGATTATGAAAAGTGTGCTGAGTTATTAAAGATTAGTAAGTCATTGTCATAGGCAAATATAGTAAAACTTTTTTTATTTAAACATAAAGAGTATATTTGTTTTTTTAATTAATTAAACTGTATACAAATGGCTAAGAAAGTTTCAATGACTAAAGATTCTATGAAAGAAAAGAAAGAACAAATGGATTCTTTTTACAAAGAGAATATGAAGTATTTGACTACTCAAGTTGAGTATGAGAAGTTATTAACTGAGATAGAGAAGTTAAGAGCAGAGAGGATTAATGCTCAGATGTTTATTGCTCAGGCTTTAGTAAATAAGGAAGGTGATGATCAACAGGCTGTTGAAAAAGGGGAGTAGGGGAGCTGAAGTCATCAAAGTACAACAAGTTTTAAAAATTAGAATGAATGGTTATTTTGATGATATAACAGAACAAGCTGTAATCAATTACCAATTATCTAAAGGTTTAAAACCTGATGGTATAGTTGGTGGTATGACTTGGACAGCTCTTCTTACAGAAACTGGTGAAATATTTAGTGACATATCTCAAGATACTGATTTAAGCAGTAATTATTTTACCACAGAGTTTAATAGTAAAATACATAGGTATTATTTAGACAGAGGGCAATATTTAGATTACAAAAGTAAAAATGAATATTTGTTCTTACATCATACGGCTGGTAATGATAATCCATTTAAAACTATTGATTATTGGAATAAGGATAACAGAGGAAGGGTTGCTACAGAATTTGTAATTGGTGGTCAGAATTATAGAACTGGTAGTGATGCTTTTGATGGTATTGTAGTACAATCGTTTCCTGAAACAGGTTATGGATGGCATTTAGGTAAGACAGGCTCTGGGCATATGAATAAAAAATCTGTTGGTATAGAATTATGTTCTATTGGTTATTTAGAAGATGGTATTAGTTGGGTAGGTAAAAAAGCAATAGAAAGTCAGATTATAAATCTTACAGAACCTTTTAGAGGTAAAAATCAATTTCATAAATATTCGGATGCTCAAATAGAAGAGACAAGAAAGCTAATTAAATACATAGCTGAAAGAGATGGTATTAATATTAGAGAAGGTTTGCAAAGGTTTATTCGTGAAAAAGGAGCTGTAAAAGCTTTTGGTTTTGATGAAGATGCATACTATGGAAAAGTAAAAGGTTTGTTATCTCACGGTAATGTACGTAAAGATAAAACTGATATATATCCTGACCAAAGATTTATTGATATGATAATGAGTTTGTAATATGGCAGTTGTAAAAAAAGTAAATCAAAAATTAAAAGTAGATATTAATACGTCTATAAAATATCAAATACTTACTTATTGTTTTTTCAAAGGTTTATGGATTAGTAATACAGAGTTAAATATGTTATCTGAACTAGCTAAAGAACCTAACACAGAACTCACCATATTTTGCAGAAATATAGCAGATAAAGAAATGTTTGGTAGCGAGCAATCTGCTCGTAATGCTATAAATAAAATGGCAAAAAAAGGGTTGATTTCTAAAGATGGAAAAAATAAGAAAACAATAAGTTTATTGGAAGATATTAATGTACAAACAGATGGAATTGTTTTACTGGATATTAAAATATTAGGTAGTGAATCCGAAAAAGTATAAAGTATTCAAAGAAGGTTTAGATAAAGAATTTGATGTACCTGAGGAAGTAGTAGATGATTTAATAAATTTTTATTACACTGAGGTACGTCAGGCTTTGTCTGAATTTAAAGACATTAATATCAATGTAGAAAATTTAGGAACATTCACTTTAAAAAAGAATAAATTGGAAAAGTCAATATTGAAAAATAAAAACATAGTTAATAAATTAAAAAGGGATGACCAAACGGTGTCCAAAAAGTATGAAGCTATTGTTGAAAAACTAGAAAAACAAACTAAAGCACTAGATAAGTTATTAGAGTCAATTTCTAAAAGAAAACAGTTTAAAGAAAACAAATGAAATTTTTAAAATACTTAGATGCGTTCAAGAATACTGGAAAGATAATGGAAGGTATTAAAAACAAATTGTTTAAAAAGGAACATGTAGAGGCTGAAGCAGCTTATAGAATGTTCTTATGCAATAAGTGTGAGTATATTGATATAGATGGTAAAGACTGTTTAGTGCCTGGAACTCAACCATGTTGTTCTCAATGCGGTTGCAGTTTAGAATTTAAAACAAGATCTCTTTCTTCTAGTTGTCCAAAAGGTTATTGGAAAGCTCTTATGAATGAAGAAGAAGAAGAAGCTCTTAATAAAATGTTAAACGATGACTAACTATGTAACTAAAGAAGAACATGTCTATAATAAAATTTTAGAATATGAAAAGCAGTATTCTAATAATTTTGAATTAGGTGAAAGAGTAAGAGATTTAATCAGAGGTTTAAAATTAAAATAGATGCCTTTAATATTTAAAGAAAAAGAGCATAAGTACGAAAGTACTGATGAAGATATTAAGTGGACTAGCGTAACCACATTAGTTTCCAAACTAAAAGAGAAGTTTGATAAGGAAAAGACTGCAAAAAAATGTTCAGCAAATAAAAATTCAAAGTGGTATAAAATACCTCCGTCAGAAATACTTAAAATATGGGATTCTGAAACAAATCGTGCTTTGAAGTTAGGTAACTTCTATCATAACACCAAAGAAGAAAATTTGTTGAAAAACGATCACATTTTTTTAAATGGAAAAAAGATACCTATACACAAATCTATAATTGATGCTGCTTCTGGAGATAAAGTTGCCCCGTTACAAAAATTGAAAGAAGGTATATATCCAGAACATTTTACATATTTAAAATCAGTTGGTATTTGTGGTCAAGCAGATTATGTAGAAGTTATTGATGGAAAAGTCAATATTACTGATTATAAAACTAACAAGAAAATTGAAAAGAATAGCTATGTTAATTGGGAAGGAATATCTAAAAAACTATACAGTCCGTTAAGTCATTTAGAAGATTGTAATTTTAATCATTACAGTTTACAAATGTCTATTTATATGTATATGATTTTAAAACACAATCCTAAATTAAAACCAGGAAAGTTAACTTTATTGCATATATTGTTTGATCAAATAGATGAGGATAAGTATGGTTATCCTAAATATAAACATGTAAAAGGAAAACCTGTAATAAAAGAAGAAGTTGAATATGATATACCATATCTAAAAAATGAAGTAATTAGCTTATTAAAGTGGTGGAAACTAAATAGAAAATAATATGATAGTCAAATTATTTGATATACAAAATGGCAATATAATTCCCTCTGAGCATTGTTATGCTATTAAATTCTTAAAGAAAATTATGGATGAATATCCTGATTCCTACATGAGTATATATAAATATTTATTTTATATGACATGTCCTGATCCTGATTTCAATCCTTTTTTCCATCTTCCAGAAAATGAAAAAGAAGAAATGATAATAGAAGAGGTTGAGTTAGAAGATTCTACAGAAGATGAGACTATAATAAATGCATTAGAAAGATGTAAACAAATGTATCAAACACCTACACATCGTGCATATTTGGGTATTAAAATAGCACTTGATAATATGGCAATATATTTAGCCAATACTCAAATATCAGATGGTAGAGATGGTAATATAAGTCAAATTAGAGCTGTTGCTAAAGATTTTGATTCAATTCGTCAATCATTTAAAGGAGCTTATAAAGATTTACAAGATGAGCAAAAGACTTCTGTAAGAGGAGGTCAAGGATTAGCTTATGATCAATTATAAATTATGGAAAATAAAGAACCACATTACTATACAGGTAAAAGATATAAGTATAGTGCACGTAAAGTAGTAGAAGATTTTGATTTATCATATAATATTGGCACAGCAGTAACTTATTTACTGAGAGCTAATAGAAAACACGAATCTCCTATTGATGATATAGAAAAAGCTATTAATCATTTACAATTTGAATTAGAAAAATTAAGCTATGAAAGTTATACCAGTGGGAATGAAGATCCTAGTTAAAGAAGCAGAAGTAGAAAAATACTTTAAAGGAACTAACATTTTAATACCCGCACCACAAAGAAAATCTAAATCCGAAGGTGTTGTAGTAGGAATTGGAGAAGGGGTTTCTGAAATAAAAGTAGGAGACACAATTAAGTATAGTGACAAAGCTTCAAAGATATCAATGGAGCATAATGGAGAAGATCATTATCTTATTAATAAAGGTGATGTTTTTGCAATAATAAAATATGAGTAGAATAATTCCCACATATGAAAATGGTAATTGGACAGAAACTGAATTTGAAACAGACCAGGAATTTAAAAGTTTCATAGAAAGCGTTTTTATTGAACCTGGTCTTTATGAATTTGATGAAACATCTAGAGTTTTTAATGCTGAAGCCAGATTCTTCAATAAGAATGGATACTATTGTAATAAACCGTTTAGATCTAAAGATTTCATTAATTATTGGAATGATCAAAAGAATAAATGTAGAGTAGGAGTCATATATAAAAACAAAGGTAAGACATGGTATCTTACTAGAGATTATTATATGTGGCTCAATTTCCTACCTATATTTGACAAAGAAGAAAAGAAATACGGTTTTGCTAAAGTGAGAGATGCTCAATATCATATGGCTTTATATGAGTTGTTAGCAGAACTAAACAATAAACATGCAGCTATATTTAAGAAAAGACAGATAGCTTCCTCCTATTTCCACATGGGAAAAATAATTAATACATATTGGTTTGAAGAAGGTAGTGTTTGTAAAATAGGAGCTAGTCTTAAAGATTATATTAATGATAAAGGCTCTTGGAAATTCTTAGATGAATATAAAGACTTTTTAAATGAACATACTGCTTGGTATAGACCAAGCAATCCAGAAAAAGTTTTGTTGTGGCAACAGCAAATTGAAGTCAAAATAGGTAATAGAAAAACAAAAAAAGGATTAAAATCTAAAATACAAGGTGCATCATTTGAAAAAAATGCTACTACAGGTGTTGGTGGTCCTACTACTTATTTCTTTCATGAAGAAGCGGGTATTGCCCCAAAAATGATGCAGACTTATGAGTATTTAAGACCAGCTATGTCATCAGGTATGCTTACAACAGGTATGTTTATAGCAGCAGGTTCTGTTGGTGATTTAGATCAATGTGAACCATTAAAAGAAATGATATTAAATCCTGATGTAAATGATATATACTCTGTTGAAACAAATCTATTAGATAAAGATGGAACAATAGGTAAATCAGGTTTATTTATACCTGAACAATGGTCAATGCCTCCACATATAGATCAATATGGTAATTCACTTATAGAAGAAGCATTAGAAGCAATAAGAATAGAAAGGATTAAGTGGAAAAATGAATTGAATGCAGAACAATATCAACTAAGAATTTCACAAAAACCAACAAATATTCAAGAAGGTTTTGCATACAGAAAAGAATCAATATTTCCACAAGGTCTACTCAGTAAACAATTAAAAAAGATTGAAGAAAAGGAATATGCATATGAACATATTGAACTAGACAGAGATGAAAAAGGGATAACTGCAAAAAGAAGTAACAGACAACCTATCAACCAATTCCCTATTTCAAAAAAACAAACAGATAAACGTGGCTGTCTAGTAGTGTGGGAAAGACCTGTAAAAGATCCACAATTTGGTGCGTATTATGCATCAATTGACCCTGTTTCAGAAGGTAAAACAACAACATCAGATTCATTATGTAGCATCTTTGTCTACAAGAACGCTGTTGAGGTCAGTAGGGAAACATCGCGAGGAGTAGAAAAGTTCATTGAAAGTGACAAAATTGTTGCAGCATGGTGCGGAAGATATGATGATATTAATAAAACACATGAACAACTAGAAAAAATAATTGAATGGTATAACGCTTGGACTGTAGTTGAGAACAACATTTCATTGTTTATTCAACATATGATATCTAGAAAAAAACAAAAATACCTTGTACCTAAACAACAAATACTTTTTTTAAAAGACTTAGGAAGTAATAAAAATGTATTTCAAGAATATGGTTGGAAGAATACAGGTACTCTTTTTAAAAACCACCTTATTTCATATGCTATTGAGTTCCTTAGAGAAGTAATAGATGAGGATACTGATGAGAATGGAGAAGTAATTAATCAAACTTTTGGCGTTGATAGAATACCAGATCCAATGCTAATAAAAGAGATGTTAGCTTATCATCCAGGTTTAAACGTAGATAGACTTGTAGCATTTAGTGCATTAATTGCTTTTGCTAAGGTGCAGCAATCGAATCGTGGGTATAATAAACGACGAGAAGCTGACGATGATGTTTTGGATAAGTCAAAAAATTTGTTTAAATTAAAGTACAACCCTTTTAGTAATTTAGGAAGAAATAAATTGAAATCAGGAATCAGAAAAAAGAAATCAGGATTTAAAAATTTTAAATGATGTATACAGAAACAGCTACATACGATCATTATATTTTAATCTACGAGTATATAGAAGATTCTGCAACATAATGTGCTACTATGAAAGTATATAACGCAATGCAACTAAAGGCAGGAGCAAAAGCTGAAGGTTTTTCTCCATCGTCAAGTTTAACTCAACCATTACAATTTTTACCAAGTAAAAAGAAAGATGATGATTGGAGAGCATGGAATATGGATTGGTTAGAATTGCAAGGAATTGAATTTCTAAGAACTAATTCAAGGAGATTGCTTAAAAATTATAAACTTGCTGTAGGTATTATAGATAAAACAGATTATATAATTGAAGAGGATAATGATTATAAAGATCTAATGGATGTCCTTACTACTGAAGATGAATCCGCTTTAGAACTTAAATTTTATCCCATAATACCAAATGTTATAAATGTACTTTCAGGAGAATTTTCTAAAAGATATTCAAAAGTACAATTTAGAGCTGTAGATGATCTTTCATATAATGAAATGTTAGAAGAGAAACGTAAGTTAATTGAAGAAAATTTACTTGCAGA